GAAGGGATGATGATTGCCCAGATTGCGACGGGTGGCGGTAAATCGAACGTAGCGTGTAAGGCAGCTGCTCGCATTGGTCGTATGACGCTGTTTTTAACCACGCGATCGGTTCTGATGTTCCAGATGGCAGAGAACTTCCAGAAATCCATCGACTACCGCGCGGAGAATGGCGAGCCGTGGCTGAAAGGTCAGAAAGTTGGGGTGATTGGATCGGGTGAGTTCCAGGTCTCGCGCCATATCAACGTTGCCACGGTGCAGACCCTGGCCAGTTTTCTCGAAGAGCCACCGCGCGACGCATCACCGGAGAAAAAACAGTACCACCTGAAGCGCCGGGAACTGGTTAAGCGCTTTCTGTCCAGCGTTTCTCTGCTGATTCTGGAAGAGGCACACGAATCATCTGGTTCTAACTTCTACGACATCGCCCGGTTGTGCATCAATGCTGACTACCGTCTGGCGCTGACAGCAACGCCGTTCATGAAGGACTCGACTGAAGCAAATATGCGTCTCATGGCCGTTGCTGGTCGCATTGAGATAAAGGTCACGGAGAAATATTTGATCGATCGAGGTATTTTAGCCAAACCCTACTTTCTATATCATAAAATCGCGTACACTCCAGACGAGGTGCGGATTAGAGCCGAACTTGCTTCAAAACACCTGAATTTTCGGGTTGGAATGAGTACGGCTTACCAGAAAGCCTATCAGTTAGGCATCGTTTATAATCTGGGACGCAACGAAGCTATTGTGCGTGAAGCGTTAATGTACAAGAGCCACGGTCTGAACTGTATGACGTTGGTTCGCCTGAAGCGTCATGGTCAGATCTTGATGGAAATGATGAAAGAGAGCGGCCTGAAGGTCGATTTCATCTACGGAGAATCAAACCAGACTACCCGACAAGCAAAGCTCAACAGTCTGGCGGCAGGCAAGATAGATGTTCTGATTGGTTCAACCATTCTGGATGTTGGTGTCGACGTTCCAAGCGTAGGGGCGGTGATTCTGGGTGGCGGCGGCAAAGCCGAAGTTGAGATGCGCCAACGTGTTGGTCGCGGTCTTCGAGCCAAAAAGAATCAGGCTAACGTGTGCTTTATTACCGACTTCATTGACGTGAGCAATAAATACCTCATGTCGCATTCATATGAGCGGAAGCACATTATCGACACGACGCCTGGATTTGCCGAGGGAGTATTGCCGGTGGGTAGCACATTCGATTTCACTGTTTTGAATAGAGAGTAAGCATGAGCGAGAAACGCGCTATACACTGCCAGGTTCAGTTAACCGAAAAAGCAAACGACAAGCTGGAAACCTTTCAGAATCGACTGCGTGAACGCAACATAAAACTGTCAAAGGCAGACATCATTAATCTGGTGCTGTCCAACATGACGATGGCTGATTTTGATAAGGCAGCTACATCATTAGAGGCTTCAGCCAAAGCTCGCGAAAAGGTCATGAAGATTTACGAAAACTCGGGTATGACCAAAGAAGATCTGGCCGATATTCTAAAACGCCTCGATTGAGTATCATGGCGCCTTGAGGCGCCATGATTTTTCGTAAAGATAAGGATTTTGTTCGGTACAATGAAACACGCATTACTTCCTCTGATTGCTACCTCCGCGTTACTTATCACTGCATGTCAATCTCGTCCTGTTTCTGTCTCTGATGCAAAGCCAGCACCGCAGGCCAGAATATTCAAATACCAATCTCCAGCGGCATCTACGCTGGTGGTACTGAGGGATAAAAGCATGGTGGGCGCAGGTTGCGACGCATCGATCTTCATCAATGGCGAAACCGTTGCCAAACTTGAGACAGGTGAAAAAGTCACTTTTCATCTGGATGCCGGAGAATGGATTGTTGGCGCTTCACTGGAAGGCGCCGGGCTGTGCGCACTGAACCCTGCTCGTCAGGAACGCGAGACGATCACCAAAGCTGGCGAGACGAAAGTCTTCCGGGTGTTCACCAGCAACGCAGGTGACATCGATATCCTACCAACGACACTGTGACGATATGACGAATATTACTGACATCACCTACGGGATTCCTGCAGAAGTCTGGCCGCGAGATTACACCAACGTGGAGAAGGCGCTGATGTTCTGGCGTAAGTCTCTCATTCCTGTAAGGGTCACGATGGAAGATGGTCAGGTGTTCTGCATGTACGTTCAGGGTCTCATGTCGTCGCGCAACAAAGTCGACCTTTGCCCTGCCCCGTTCGACAAAGAAAATCGTATAAGGCTCCCACTTGAGCGAATCAGCACGATTGAATCAGGTGTGACAGAAGGCATTGCGCACGATTTCACGGGTCGGACAACGGTACACCCAGACTATGTGGAGAATCGGCCATCTCGCCGTGATTTCTTCAAAATTTGTCGCCAGGCTCATGAGATGCAGAAGTCTATAAGGGTCTACATGGCGGATGGCCGTGAAATTGAGGGTGTGTCTTCAGGCGTAGACGCTTGCCAGGTCACGCTCAACATGGGGGACGGTCGGAAGACAGTCGTCATGTTCGATTGGGTCGAACGGATTTTACCGTTTTAAATCAATAAGGGTAATAACCGGCTAAGTCCGGTTATTATTTTATGTGTCACTTCCCGTTATATTTATTTCCCCTAATCCCGATTCCGTTTTAAATATATAAGGGTGATTGACCGAATAGGAAATTTATTTAGGCAACACCTTCGAGAAAACGCATTTTATTTCTAAGACTTTGATTTTTATTGAAGAAAAATTTTTTCGTTCCCGCGTAAAAAACTCTTGATTTTAATTTCTGTATATCGATAATTAGTCACATCGAAAGCGAACACGCTAACGATAAACAAATAACAAATTAAGTTATCAATATTACATAAGGATTAATATCATGTCTAACGTTGCTATCTCTAAAAAATCCATCATCGACGCTGCTGTAGTTATCGCTAATGAATTACAAGTTGCAGCCAATAACGCTACTCAGACTTATAACAATCATTATCAGAATGGTACGCACACAAAAGCAGATAAAGCTAACATGCTTGCAGCGACTACCAAACTTGCATACTTCACCAACAACGTTTTAAACGCTGTTAATGATGAGAAATTAGCTGGTGTCTTTTACTACGCGATTAAAGCAAGCAAACAAGCGCCAGAAGTGTTTTTCCGCGAAGCTATGACCAATAGCTATTCACTCGAAAAATTGGTTTATCTGGTTAAATCTATCAAGTCTGGTAAATGCGTTTATTCCGTCGCTGATATGTCCGGATCTCGCGTATTCGCATTAATCGAAATGATTAATGATGAAATGGAGACATTCACAAATGGCGCTGTATTCGATTTAATGAATGAAGCTAAAAAAGCATGTGAGATTAAATTAGACGCTGGCTACACTCAAGCCAACCAGCTGATCAATCTTTGTGAACGTCTCGGACTGGTCGAGAAGATCAAAGGAATGGGCGCTGCTAAAAACGGATCTCAGCAATATCGCTTTATCAAGAATGATTTTTATAACTATCTGGCTGATGCTTTCAAAGCGTAAATAGATGGATATAGCGCCCACTATGGGCGCTATTTTTAAGGATAAAAATCATGATTAGTTATGACCAGATCCGCGCGGAATATCGCGCAAAATATCGCGCTTATAAACTTGAATTAATCGACGACTTAAAAGCGCAACGTGACAAATTAAATTTTACGTTTTCTGATTTGCTTAACAGTAAAAGAGACTGTAAGCGCAAGCGTGAATATTTGCGCTTGTCTGAAATGATCGGAAAACTGCAAAACAGCATTTAAACAAAAGCGCCCACTATGGGCGCTTTTTTCGTTTCAAGATCCGCACACCATAACGCGCCATTGTTGGCGCGTTTTTTATTGTCTGAAGTCAGCCAAAACAGACCCAAAATAAGCGCCATAAATGCGCCAATTTAACGCGTTTTTACGTGTGGTGGTATATACCCATTAACCACAATAAAAAACACGTTATAGCGCGTTTTACAGCGTTTTAGCGCGTGGATTATTTTGTCGTGTCGTGGGCGTGATCGTCTGGCGATAGCTGGCGACGGGATCCGCGCTATCCTTCGGGACGTGTCGGCAATGTTGGCGCTATCCGTGGGCGCTCGCGTATCATTGGCACGTTGGCGCGACGTGTACGCGCTTGCAGTGGTTTACCCACGGATTCACATAATCACATAGCGAAAGCTATCTGGATGGCTCAGGGGCTGAAACTCCACCAGCGTTACCCCAGCGCCGCTACGCAATTTCTGGCGCGATTCTGGGCTTCTCCCGCTCTGTTTTCTACATAAAGGCAAACCCAGCCGTTTCCCGAAAATTTCCTGACCGTTTCCCTTCGGTTCCCCGGACAGCTCTCTGGCCGTTTCTGAAATTCCCTGCGGCAGCTGGTGGACGAAAAGAAAGGGGCGTTTCCGGCCCCTCCCCTCTTACTTGCCAGCCATGATGTGAATGCGGTTCTTTCCGTACACCTCTTTCACGTATTCCCCGCACGAGACACTCCACGAGTCGATTCCTGCTTCGTAGGTGACGTTTTTGCACTTGATGGCATTGTTGGCGATGCGCATCCCCTCCCCCACTGCTTCCTGTTCGCTGAAGTCGAACCCGGACTCTGTTTTAACCCATAGCGCGATCTGCGTGGCGAACTCGATGAGTTTTGACTGGCAGAAGCGACCGCTGCGCACCGGGAAGATGAATACGCCAAATCCGGAGGTGGAGACATACGCTTTCTCAAATACGCGCTTATGGCGACGGTTGCAGATTATGTCATTGGTGATCTGCTGTTTCTCTTTCCCGGACAGCTCGATGGTTACATTGTCACGCCAAGCGCCCAGCACGCTTTTCTCGTTCTCAGAGAACGTCACAGAAATATGGCCATGCGCAGGGGTGTTAACAGTAGCGATAAAATTCATGGTGATAATTCTTTAAACAACTTGTTTTCTTGTTGGTTTAATTATCGCTACGCGCATAAGGCGTCCAAGCGTTCTGTTTCGGCAACTGGTGGCCGGCAGGGATTCGGAGGGTTGTTCGGTAGCCTGGCGGTAAGAGGTGGGTGTTTTTAGCCTGCGGGAAACAGGATGGTCATTTAAGGCCACCAGCATGGGTGGCCTCGTTTTCTTAGTGGAGCAGACCGACGTCGATGGTATCGCCGGAGCCATCCACGCGGATCATCAGCATGGCGAAAGCATTTAATGGGTATCCTGCGTGCCAGTCCGGGAAGCGGTCATCGCGCATGAAGTCGGCAATGTCATAAACGCTGTCCTCAAAGCGGAAGAAGCGGGCATCACATTGTTCGTCCTGTTCAATGTGATCCATTTCCTGCTGCTCTTCCGGCGACAGGTCGAGCCAGGATTCCAGCCATACGTTTTCAGCTTTAGGGGAGATAGTGAAATCGGTCATGTGCATATCCTCCATGCGTAAACATCTTGTTTTCTAGTTTGTGTAATTATCGCAGTGTGGATAAGGCAAAAAACATTTTGTTATCGGGGATAAGAAAATGGCGCGGGGTACGCGCCATTGGAAGGGATTATTCAAACACGCTTTCGGGAATAAATTCGTCTACCATCGCGCTGGAAACGATACGCAGACCGTATTGACCCATCCAGGTGCTGTTAGAGTTCAAATCGGAGGTAAACAGCGTATCTACTCTGGTCATCAGCTTATCGAACATCGCCTTGTCCGCGGTGCGGAAGTACGCTTCCAGCTTTAGCAGCAGCGGGTCGGTTGCGTTGCTGATGTTCTGATAACCTACGGTGTATACCGCACTTTCACCTTCCCCCTCGCGCACTAAGGTGCTGGTGTGAACCTCCGTTCCGGTAGTGTTGTCACGCAGAACGACGGTCAGTTTGGCAACTTTCTCGCCTAAGGTGGTTTCGGACGCATAATGTAAATCCAGCACAAGATTTTCGCGTAAAACAGTCATCTTTATCTCCCTTTAGTTGACTAACCTATATTATTGTCATAGGTATGTACTTACAATACAGGAGACTAAAAAAGCCCCGAAGGATGAACGGGGCTGTCGTAGGGTCGACTAATCGCTTTTGCACATGTCAGGCTGTCGCCAGTAGAGAGGCACGCTGGATTTCTTGCTGGGCTGCTTTGTTCGCCTCCAGTAGCGCCTGTTCCAGCTCTCCTTCCGGCCAGATAATCTGTTTTGCCATCCACCCTCTTCCACTCTGGCGACGCACACTCATGACGTAACGCGTGCGGGAACCATTGTCGAACGAGACCAGCGTCTCTTTGAACAGGCGAATGGCAGTGCCATTGGCGATGATATCGAGCAGGGTCAGTTGGCTCATTGCGGTTGGTTTTTCTTTACGTGGCTGGCCCGCACTCAGTTTGGTGATCATCGCGTTTTTCATAATTCACTCCGTAAACAACTTGTTTTCTTATTTGTGTAAATAATACCAGCGAGAAAACGGCTACAAAGCATAGCGTTACGGCGCTGCGCTGCCCCGGAGGTTGCAAACAGCAAAAAGCCACCGTGCTGGTGGCCTCACTCTTAATCTTCGTCGTCCGGGAACTCAATGTGTACCGCGTCCACCAGCTCCCGCTGTTCATCTTCACTGAGCAGGTGCCAGATATCCTTCCCTTTGGGCGATTCCCCTTCTGCCGGGACGAACGACCATAGCTTGCGGTGCAGTTCCGGCCCTACAGCATCCAGACATTCGGCCAGCGAATCCACACTCCATACCTCCACCAGCACAGGCATCTTAATTTCATTCCCCGGGCAATCGTCAGAGGCGCAAACTGTAGCGCCTTCATACTCGCGGCCACAGTGCTGGCAAATGAAAATGGTCATGCGCTTATCTCCGATAAATAAACATGTTGTTTTCTTGTTGTTGTTATTATCGCAATAAGAAAGCGGGGAAAAAGTATTCATTAAAGGCTGATGTGTTTGTGTCGATTTATTGCTATGTATGTATCTGGCTAACTCAGAGGGAATGTGATGAGCACTAACAACTACACAGACGGTTACTTCAGCATCGACGTCGAGAGAGGCGAACTGCTACATGGCGGTATCTCTGTCGGACGCATCATTTTGACCAACGGTCAGATTTATACAGAGCTGGACGACACCAGTTCAGACGCACCTGTCGTCTCCGGCCCCTTCGGGACAAGAGAAGAGGCGCTCGATGATTTGTGGGACAACAGGGACGATGCGAATCAGGGCAGTGAGATTTTCGAATAAGCGTCATCGGCGATTTCGCCACCAAAACCCGTAACCCTTTACACTAGATCTGGCTTCCCGACATGAGCGTGCGAAGCTGATCTGGTCTCAACGCTTAACTGCGGGATTCACCATTTCCCGCACTCTTCAGGTGAATGAGGAATAAGGCATACTCCCGCAGTCGTCCCTCTCTCTGTACCGGGATGTACCCGTTCCCCGACCGGCAGCCAGCCTTTTCCCGGTTCGTATAGCGGGATTCCCACCGTTTCCCTGAAAACCTCCAGCCTTTTCCCTGCGGCGACGCTCCCGTTCCTGAAAAGGGACATGACCTTTTCCCTGGATGGCCCGAAGGCTGACCGAAGGGGTGAAAATGGACGTCACGGGGGATGAAAACTATGGCTTGAATTTCTACGGAGGAAGTAGCGATCCCCCTCTTCCCCTTCCCACTTATACCTACCTCTAATTCTCCCTCTTATGGGGGCGTATACCTCCCCTCTGATAACGCTCTATACGGCGAGTATTTCTTTGGGTGAAACGGGAGGTTTGTTCTCTCTACCGGCGTATGTGGTTTCGTTCTTCTTGAGGTGGCTCTTCTCTGTGTTTTCGTCTGGGTCGTTCTCGTCGTTTTGGTGAGTGTTCTTCTCCGTGTATGGAGTAATGGCAGGTGCGCTTTTCTCTTCGTTTACGTGAAATGATGGAAGTGTGGGTAATGGCAGTAGGGCGCTTTTGTTGTTCTCCGCATATGAAGTAATGGCGTTCCCTGCTATTCAGGAATTTGCGTAATCTTTCGGGGTAATAGTGGGTAAGCGAGATTGCGACGGTTCTGTTCTGGTCTTGGTTTGTCCGGGGTTTCGTTCTGGCTGTTCTTCTCCGTGTATTGGGTAATGGCGTCTCGGGGTTTGCGTGCGCGAGCTGCGTTCTCGATTGCCTGGGAAGATTAGGTGGGTGGTCTGTAGCCTGGGGCAAAGAGGTGGGTCTTTCCGGTAGCCTGACAGGAAGAGGTGGGTGTTTCCGGGATTTTGGGTAATGGCGTCTCTGGGTTTCCTGTGGGTGTGGTTAACTTGTTTTCCTGTACCTGAAAACAACTTGTTTAGATATCCAATACAACGCAACGGGAGCGCTTCTGAGCATGTCTATTTTTGGGTGGTATCACGAGTCGTTTTTGACGTTTTGGTCGCAGGGAGATGGGTTCTGGTGCGCAGGATTTTGGGTATAAGAGATGGCGTGCGAAAACGTCAACTTTTTAGACCAAATCAGGGGAAATCGTTGACATTTCGTTGATGTGTTATTTATTTGTTTTCTTATGAGTGTAATTGACTTAAATGCCTTGTCACGCCTGGGCTGGGGTAGGTTGGAAGGGTGGGGAAAGTGGCGATCAACGGACTCTTATAGAAATCCTCAATTTGTGACCGCCAATGTCAATGGATTGATAGTCCTGGCTCAATGTCTAATAGACATTCCCATTGAAGTGTTTTTGGGTGGCGGATTCTTGTCGGGTCCAGTCAGGACGTGCATTCTGGTTTTGACAGTCGTAAAAGCGGAGGATATCCCGCATCTGAAAATCGATGTTGTCCTGTGGCGTAGCATTAACGAAGGTGTAATCGGAAGTCTTCCCACGAACGAGATTTTGCCGTCCAAGATGAATCAGTGCCCAGTTGTGGAATTGCTCGCGGCTTTCGACCTGTCCAAATGGCGTGAATCCCCAAGCGCTGAAAAATGCCTGCATGTATTCGTCAGATTTAGTGGTTGGGATTATCGCAAACAAGATCTGCTCTCCCACGCCTTCTAGGTAGGCTTTTCCAGACAATTGGGTCGCGGTTTTGCCTGAAAGAAGCTCTGCGTTGCAGAGCAGCATGGTATCGCGTCCTGCCGGTGGCGCTGTGCGTATCAATTCATCTGTGCTTTCAGCAGCCGCTGCGGAAAACGATATGCCCAACGCGAAAGCACAGGTCAAACGAAAATTCATTGACTCTCCTTGTTTACTTATCGGTGTTATTAACTTGTTTTCTTATATTCGCAAACAAAACCATAATCCGAACTCACCGGTGCTCAGTTCCGGTTGTGACCTATTGAGCGCGAAAGCAGGATACTTTTCCAATGTTTTTCACGCCTGTTGATTTCGTGTTTGTCGCTGTTGTTGTCCATGATCTCCAGAATGGAAAACGTGACGTTTTTGAGCCGTTCCTCGTCGCAGGTACCGAACGCTTCAATCAGTCCGGCGTTCCCACCGTGTCCCGTCGTAAAGTAGGTCTTCCATCTTCCCCATATTCCGTCTTTGCCGTTAGCCTGGCCAACATACAGCTTCTCTCCATCGACATCGGTTAGCAGGTAAATGCCTTTGACAATACTCAGCGCTGTTTTCCACGATTTTAGCTCCTGCCGGATGATGGCTCCCAGACTGACTCTATCCAGTACCACGTTTTTGTAGCCGGGAAACTCACCAAACGAGAGACAAACAGGGGAGATCTCGACGATTTGCATCGTCCCAGCTAGCGTCTCACCTTTCAGGATAAAGTTGCGAGGACGAGCCGTGCGAACGTACATACGCCCACGATATTCATCCAGTTCAGTAACAGGGGTCAGTTGATAGAGATAGTATGTTTCATTCCGACCTGGGACATAATGAGATGCCGTCAGACTACACCCCTTCTTGATATAGGTCCCGGCATAGAGAAATCGTTCCTTATCTTCAGTTTGAATGAGTGAGACAACATAAGTTCTATCAAAGCTTTTATGCTTCTGTAGACATTGCCAACTATCAAACGTCTTGTTTACGAACTCCGTTATCGGGTTTTCTTTATACTCGTTGGTGCTAGCTAAATGAATTTTGCAGTTCTGTGGGGTCAGCGGCGGGTATCGCGACTGAAGGTACTGGAATAGTTCCATGCATAAAGTGTCCCTGATTAGATCGACTCTGCCGTCTTGTATCTCACACAGAGAGCCGATCTGTCCACTCGGAACAAGCAATTACCAGTCCCATGCAGGCAGCCAATCCACCAGCTCGGCGTCGCAATCGAATTGCACCGCGTCAAAGCCGGCATCCAGTATGGCCTGTATGTTGGAGATCGCCTCTTTCGAAATGCCGTATTCACTTAGCTCTTCTTTCCAGTCACTGCCACGCATTCCAGCACGAACAATCCAGCCGTACTGTGTACCGTGTACCCAATTCAACCCGCGATCGGTAAGTGGGTCGAAGCAGGCAATGGGTAGCCGCTCTGAATCCGCTGCCGTTACGTGGGCGGTGCTGATCACTGCCGTTTTGTAGACTTCCGTGAACTTCAACATACCAACTCCTTAAACAAATTGTTTTCTTATATTCGTTATTATCTCAGATAACAAAAGGCTGAAAACAAAATGTTTAAGGGGTAATTAGGTCAATTTAAAGTCATCTATGTCGTCCACGAACTCCATATGTCTGGCTTCAACACTAGACAGTCTGATCAGATATGCAAGCCCGTAACTAAGTGAAGTGGGTTGTTCCAGCACAAACTCGAACCCGTTCTCATGCGTTTTACCAAGCCAGAATCCACCGCCGTATTCTTTTTTACGTTGGAAGAAAACGAACTGTCCAGGTATTAAGTACTTGAGCACTTCTCCCCTGTAGACGATCACATATTTGGAATTTTCTCTGCCCATTTCACACACCCCAATACTGTATGTATAAACAGTAGTATTTTAGATGCAATGAATCAACTTTGATGGTTAATTAAATAACTAGGTGGTGAAAACAATTTGTTTCGGCACTTGAGATTTCGGTAATTGCACATACATGGAAAACGACAACGTTTGAGACCTGATTTGACCCATGTGAAAGGAGGAAACGATGAAGACCTATGATCGCAACCGTAACGCTATCACTGCCGGCAGCCGGGTGATGGTGGCAACGAATGGTGCAACGGGAGTCATCAGGGAAATCTGTGGAGAAGGCAAATCAGAAGAACAATTACGCCGCTCTGACTGCGTGTCTATCGAAGGTGTGGAAGGTCTGTTCTGCCCAATGGATTTAGTTCGCCTGGGGTTCCATTGATTTCACCATCAATAAAACAAATTGTTTAAGGCCACAATTAGTGGCCTTATCTGTCTTATGGCACAGCGGTAATCAGATCGCAAATGCCTGTTTTAGTTAAATCACTATTCAGCTGCTGAAAATTGGCATTCAACATCGCGGTGTGTATGCGATTCTCAAGCTCAAAGAAAAGGTCGATCTTGCCCTCTTTTGCTGCGTGCTTCTTCCAGACATTTACCTGGTCGTCAGCAATGCGACTGGCGCAGGTGAACAAAAACGAACTCCCTCTGGGAAGAGATGTCGTACTGTAGTACTCACCATTGACCTCAATATACTTAGCCCGGAATGATTCCAGAGTTAGCTCATTACCTTTCTTGGCCGGCTTTGCGTCTGCCTTGCTTGTCTTTTCCTGAACTTCAGGCTGTTTCTGCGTCGGCTTCGGTGTCTCATTGACCGCTGCTGTAGCGGCCGGAACACCTAAGCCATTGAGACCATTAATTTGGATAAGATAAGCCAGCTCCAGAGCCTTATCATCAGTGAGTTTTCCACGCATATTTACCCACTGTCGTTGAACCGTCTTTAGGGTATCTGCATTTTCTGGGTTAGCCTTGAGCGCGCTGGAATAGGTTGCGCTAAGTTGTTCGTCTAATTTTGACAGGCGTTCGTTGTCACAGATTTTGTGTTCGATTTCTGTCGAAGCCTTTTGGCAGTCAAAGCTGGCTGCAAATGAGACCGGCGATGCCACCAACAATGATGCCAGTAGGATATTTTTCATATTCACTCCATAAATACAAAAGCGCCTGACTATATCACTTAACCAACTGCTTCTCTCGACTGATCGTCAACCACTTTCAGTCCATCACGTACCGCTCTGACATACGCTCAAGGTATTGGTATGCTGGATTTGGCACCGTTGGCCAGCCTGCATACCACGGTTCATCGCCAAACAAACTCAGCAGTTCGTTACCTACTCCGAAACAGCAGCAACTCTCTTTTACGTCATCAGCGTTTTCAGCTTCGTCCCACATATTGCGGGCCTGTTCTGCGTCGATTTCTCTCTCCCTGCGCAACTTTATGATTTCGGACTTTACGAAAAGCAGGTTTGCGTCGTTGTCATCGTCGACCGTACTCAGCAATTGAGGGTCGAGGCAACCAATCAAATAATCGTTGCTCACTCTCTTAATAAACGTCTGCACGTCATCCCCGCCCATCGCGAACCAGGCAGCAGTCCATGCTTTCCCATAGCAGGTAATGGTGACTCTTCCCTTGCCCGGCTCGTAGTTTTCAATCATTACGCGTACCGGGTCGAGACGCTCCAGATCCGTCAGCACAAAGGAAAGAACATCTATTTTTTCGACCTTCATGCAGCCTCCCACGCGTTCCAGATCAGCGCTTTGTGTTTTTCATAACGTTTGGTGTGTACCGGTTGCAGACTGGCAATGCCTTTCGTCACCATCGCCCGGGCGTTTATCAGCAACGAATGCTCTATGCCTTTTTTCTCCAGGTACTCGACAACACCGGCATCGGCACCAATCTCCTTGCCGTCAAAGAGTACGGCCAGCATCAGCTCTTTCTCTGCGAGGTAGATGGCTGAAAACTCAGGGTCGCGACTCACGATATGGGATTATCTCTTTATCGTTTCTCTCGTGTGCCTGGGGAAAGCTGGATGGTGTTTTCGTGCCTGTTGGGGTTTGGCGGGTGTCCCAATGCCTGTGATAAGTCGAGTGGTGTTCTTGGGAATTTTTGAGCCTCGCTTCCTTTGGTTGGTGGTATGCCGGTTCCGCTCTTTCGGTTATGATGGAAGGTTTTGCCTGGATGTGTTGTAGGTGGCTCTTCTCTCGATTTTCGAGTTGATTGGCTTATCCTCTCAAACGCTCTGTAACGCTCTCTAAGCGACTCTGATTTGTGGTGATAGTTGGTGTTGGTTTTCCTGTTTAATCTAAACCTGTGCGTTCTGGCGTAGCGTTGAGCGGGTGTAAGAGTGACTATGCTCAAATGTCAAAAAAATGAGGGAAAAAGTAGTTTTGGTTTGACGTTACGTTGATCTGCAAACAAGTTGTTTTCTTATGGGTGTTATTGCCTTGTTTACAGCGGTGTTGCGGGTTGGTGAGTGGTTGATTAAGCGGGAAAGTGATGATCAACCTCTCCTTATAGAAACTGCGAGAGGTTGACTGGTTACGTCAGTGAAAGGTCAACGATTTAACGCCCTCTTTTTAAGGGTCTGCCATTTTTGCCATTCTGAAATGATATTGCCCTCTGAAGTAACCTTTCCACTTATTGTGGTGGGAGGGTTGGCGATAATACTCTCCAAAGATTCTCCCGCTTCAAGACGTGCGTGTATTTTAAAGTCCGCAGCCTTGGGATTAGTCGGCGCTTTATCTCCGTTGCTCATACTTCCTCTCTACCATTCCCAGATTTTTAACCCGTCAATCGTATCTGCGTCTCGGTCGAAATGCACCACCTCAAAGCCGGCACTCAGGACTTTCTCGATGTTCTCGATAGTCGACCAGCTAATGCCTTCCTCGCGCAAAGACTCCTTCCATGACTCGGCACGAAGACCGGCACGGATAATCCAGCCATACTCAGTACCGTGAATCCAGTTATAGCCACGGTCAGTGATTGGGTCAAAGCTGATTTGAGGCAGTATCTCGGAGTCCGCTTGAGTAACGTGGGCGGTGCTGATAACGGCGACTTTGTATGATTCAGTAATATTCAGGCTCATGTGTTTTCTCTTTGTTGTTTTCTTAATGGTTTTATTATCTCAACTTGCTATAGGCAGAAAACAAGTTGTTTTAGGCTTTGTTGAACTCTTTCAACCACTCGGCGGCTGCTTCGTGAACCATGCGTCCTTTTGCGATGGTCATCTCCGCCTGTGGCACTGTGATGTCGTAATCCTCTGCGAACGCAGCGACGGAAAGGTAGTTGTTCATCCAGTCACGGTAAAGTTCAGCGAGGTTCTCTGAGGTTACTTTTTCTGGGTGGGTCAAGCTGACTGTCAGGTATGTGTTAGAAGGGATCATGCTGGGTTCTCCTTTTCTGGTTGGCGTTATTATCACAAACCAGAAAAGGTAGAAAACAAATTGTTTAAGGTGATTACTTAATGCTGTCCTCGTAGTTTTTTGCGTCTCTGGTTATTCCTACCACTATCAACTTCTCAGGGCCGTTAGCGTAGATGCCCTTAGCCTTAACCAGCATATATACCTCATCTACAGTGCCGTAAATTTCGTAATAGTCCATAGGGCAGTGGTTCTGTTCTAACCCTGCTTCTGAATTGTACGCTTTACAGAAGCCTGGACTTGACTCGAAAGCGGCTTTATCTCTCACGCCAGCGCGAGTCGCCAGAGCCGGGCCATATTTACTTTTCAGCACGTCCTGCACCGTCTTCATCTTATCCACACTCACATTGACGAAGGAGTACGCAATTTTCCCGTCTAATGTGCTAAAGAAGATGACTAAATCTGCGTCTTTCTCTTCCTTGAGGACTTTGCCTACGTATTCTGATGGTGCGTATAGATACTGAGAAAAACGATCCTTGGTATTGACTGGTTTGTCCGTTGCCTTCCCGTCCTGATCAACCATCGTATAACCTGCCATGTCCACCTGAGATGGTGTTTTGTTGAGCACCATCTCATATGGTTTAACGGCAACATCATTACAACCTGAAGCCAGAAAAAGTATTGCAACGATGCCAATGTTTTTAATTTTCATTTCAATCTCTGATTAGTGGATTTTTTACAAGCCGTTTCATTCTAAACAATACGAAAGTGAAGATCTTCAATCAGTAAACCACCGGCCCGCATGAGCGTTCGCTTGCCCATATACTGATTTCTGACTTTATCCCAATCGGGCCAGTCGGTTCGCTCCGTTGACCATACGCCCCGATAGTCTGTGTGGATTGCGTTGTACTCCTTCCGCGTTAACTCAATCATCTGCGCCTCTATGCTCTTTTGAAAACGAATACTGCGACTGTGATGCCGGTGTCCTCAAACTCACCTGAGAACTCACGACCTGATTTAGCGCAAACGAACTCTTTGCCTATCCATTCTTCTGGCTTGTACCCGGCTGGCAGGACTGCCGCCATCATCCCATCTTCGCTGAGATGATTTAGCGCCGTGAGCGTGTGCTCTTTTGCTCGACCCTCCGAATACGGCGGATTGATTGCGATCTTGTCGTAGTCATAAGGCAGCTGCTTCGACCAGTCGATAAAGTCTTTGTTATGAACGTCGTACCCCTTTGCAGACAGGATGTCACAAAACAGTGGCGATATTTCCACGCAGGTCACGTTCTCCGGCGTCGCATTGAGGAATGCCAGCAAATCACCACGACCCGCGGATGGTTCCAGCACTCGGTCAGTTGGTGTGCATTTCAGGATCTGCGCGACGTACTGAGCAATGGATGCCGGTGTTGGGTAGAACTGGTGTGACTTAACCTCTGGAATGAGGCCCATGGACACGATGCTGTCGAATGTTGCGGTTGGCTCATACGGGAACAGCCAACTGCCTCGCTCCTTCACGCCACCGATAAATCTCAGCGTGCGCTCAAGGTCTTCTATTTGAGCCTTTTGCAGTGACGAGTCGGGGAAGTACCACGTATTGTCTTTACTATGGCGGCGATCGCGAATAACACCTCTGGTTCTTTCAGATACGGTCTTCTGGATGTAACCGAACTCTTTTGGCGCCTTTGTCGTTGGCGCCTTGCGACATGGAGCTGGAATCGCTGCGGGCATACTGTAGGCCAGCACTTCGTTTAACTTCCACGCGACGTCGGGGTGGATCTCAAAATGGGCGTTACCGTTTTTGAAAATCTTCACGCGCAGTAAGTTACCGTCGATGTTCATCCATTCACCGGTTTCACAGTTATGCGTTCTGTATGCGGCTGACAGTGCCTCGGCGCAGGGATTGATGGTGATAAACTCTTTGTGCGCAAAGAAGTGCAGTAGTACGCGCAGGTCGTCGATGATGTCCGACTTGTGGTAATTAACCGAGACGCTCCGGTTCCAGAAATCGGTAATGCAGTTCGCGATGATCAGCTTTTCACTGAAGCCGTATGTTTTGTTGGTTTTGTGCGTAGGACTCAGTGCCTTGAACAAGCCATATACGCGCTCGGCCAGATACTTATGACGGTCATTCAGTAGCGAGATCATCGTCGGGATAACTGTTTCGGCTGTGAACTCTGGCACGCCAACGAACTCGTCAACGCGGCGCTCAAATCCGCCAAAATCTTTTTTAACGGTCTTCTGGACGCCTAGCGTGAACTGGGTACGCCACTGGTCGCGGCGCTCAGCTGGCATGATCAGCAGAACGTTTGTCATATCCGTGACCTTCTTCCAGTACTCGGCCCAGATATTCTGTTTCACCCATTCCAGGTCGACTTTGTCCAGCCAGGCTCTGTTAAAGCGTGTGCGCTCGTCATCTGGCCGGTGGTTCAGTCGCAGCAGGCGGTTAATCATGTTGTGGCGTTCGTCGCCATAAACGAAGTCGTGAACCTGATGCATGAAGGCGATCTCTTTCTCGCACTCGGCCACAATTTCGTGGATGACGTTCATTTCCTGCCGGTAGTCGATATCAGTGTTTGGGGTGATAGCGTCAATGATGGAAAGGGCTGTATTCATAATTGCACCATTAAACAAATTGTTTTCTTGTTGGTGTTATCTTCCCAAAGTTGAAAAGGCGTAAAAGCAGCATTCACAGGCGTTGCAGCTGATTTAAGGCGTAAAAAGGGGGCTTTCGCCCCCTGTCGGCAGGTGAGAAATTAGTGGTGTACGTGCTGCGTTTTGTGCGGCTGTTTGTTCAGGTCGTGGCGATGGGTCAGCTCGCGCATCATGTCTTCAAGACGGCTCTTGGTGTCGTCAAGCTGGTCGGCCATTGCCCCCAGCAGCTGGCGAACGGCCATCGGATCGTCGCTGTTCAGCTCAGGCATTTTGAACCCAGCCTGGGAAGACATCAGTTTGAAGGCGGCCAGCAACATCGCCAGAGAAGACTTCAGCCCGGCGATTTCACGATCTTTGCTGGCGTTGGTTTCATCTGCCTTGACTGAATCCGGTGAGCACTTCGGCTTGCTTACCATTTCCAGCGTTGCCTGAAGTTTGTCGGCGCGTTCTTTCTCTTCCAGATACGCTTCGCCGAAATGACGCGCCAGCATCACAATTTCAATCGGATCATCAATCATGCTTGAGAACTTGAGAACGCTGAAAAGGCGGTCGATAGGGGAGGCGTCGTCTTCGTGACCAACCACAAGACCCATGATCTCAACCAGTTCGGCCGCACCAACTTTTTTAATCACGCTTTCAACTTTGGCATTAGTTTTTTTGCATTTTTCGCACATGTGTTTTTTCCTTATGTTTTTAAACAAGTTGTTTTCTCGATTGCGTTATTGTGGCGTGACTGAAAAGGTGGGCAAACGCTACGTAAAGGCGGACACCCACACTGACGGTTAATGAAGACGTTTGGATTCCTTCATTTCACGTTCGACATGCTCACGACACGGCTCATACTCAATGGCGCTGGCGGTAATTTTCCCGGCAGCAATTAGCTTCACGGCAGCAAAGCAAAGTCCTTTAAAGGTGAACTTGGCCTGGTTGCGTCCGTTTCCGATGACAACGTTTTTGCCATATCCGCGGTCAATGAAGATCTTGAGGAACTGGCGGTTAACAGTGATGTATTTGCGCTTAACGTACACATCACCCAGCGAGTCCATCAGCGCACCCAGAACAGCCCCGGACGTTCCGAGAATGCGACCAGCTTCATTCAGCCCATAAAGCTCATCAGCAGTGCCGCAAATGGTGTCCATGAGAATGGCTTTTGGTTTTGCGTTAGATAATGCAACGCCTAACGCCTCGTTCTCTTTCTCCAGACGCTCGTTTTCCTCGACCTGGTGTAACAAATGAACCAGAGCTTCTTTATAGGTACGTGGAATAGCAGGCGTTCCGCGGTCGGCAAACATGGACTCAAGCTCTCTCCACCGATCAACAAGGCGTGCGGTAAATTCAGGAGAAAGCTGCGCCACGACAACGATGCTGTCGCGTTTACCCTGTTCGGCTTCGAACAAGTAAAACGTAGCCGGACGCCCGGCAGTGGGCTTTTCCACCATTGGTGGAAAAGTAATAACGCCGGATTTAGCGAGTCTTTCAATGGTGCGTTTTACGCTGTCATGGCGACTGCCGACCATTTCGGCGATCTCCTGACTGGTCATCGATGGTTTGGCGTGTAAGCCTGTAGTGGTGGGAGTGTGTGCGGTTGCCTCAAACATACATTCTCCATTCAGTGTAAAAAGGGCCGTCAGTGGCCCTTGTTGTTAACTCTCATTGGTTAATTGGCTAAACAATTTGTTTTAACAGTGCCGAAAATGGATTCGGCATCAAAAGACCCCGAGAATGCTGCCCACCGGAACAACGAAAATTCCCACGACACGCGCAAGTGTCATTCCGGCATCAAACTGAAGATCACCACCGTTCACGAGTTTCACCAGATTCATGATCCAGCCACCAAGTAGAAAAATGGATTCGGCATCAAAAGACCCCGAGAATGCAACTCCGGATCTTCCTTCTGCTGTGACTGAGGCTATTGCATGAAATGGACCTTC